GATTATGGGAACTGGGGCACGAGATTCCGAGATTTTAATAAACTCTGGGATTCCAAAGTCTATGAGCGACCTTTCTTTCCATTTGAGTAGCGGGACATATTCATTAGACAGTACTTTGGCGAATAAAAAAGATTATTGCGCCTCATTTTCTACAACACAGCTTCTTCAACTGCTTCCGAGCACTTTCAATCATGAGGGAACATTATTTGGGATAATGCTTCACCCCGGTGAAATCGACGGATTTGGACGCAGAAGCCTCGTGGGAATAGTTATAAATATGGAGAGTGGCGAACCGACTGAAGAGTTTCACGGACACCCAGTGACAGTTCTTGTCAAGTTGATAGAATTTGCAGCAAAACATTCAAATTAGAATAAATATGAGTAAAATAAAGAATTTCAAAGATTTGGTATTTATTCCGCATCCAATAGCAGGAGAAGCTCAAAAACTTCCTTTATATCTTGCTAAAGAATATGCAGAAGCTAAACAGGCAAAAATGAATTTTGAAAACGGTTATGGAATTAGCGTCATATTCGGTTCTATGTTCTATTCTAATGGTATAGATACTTATGAGGTTGGAATACTTAAAGATGGTATATTATGCTATGCTACACCAATAACAGATGATGTAATAGGTTATATCACAGCAGACGAAGTTACGGATATTATGAGAAAAATTCAAGAGTTACCAATTGATTAATAATAATTTAGAAAGGAATATTATGAACGATAATAATACGCATTTTCTCATTGATCAACCTAAAGCAGTAGCTCAATTGGTACATGAATACACAAAATCAGTTATTCCCGTTTTTAAGTCTATGAATTGGCTACAACGCATAATGATAAAATTGTGCTTCGGACTTAGATACGAAAAGTTAAAATCTTAACTAGAATAAATAAGATATGAATAATGATGGTAATAAAATTCTGGACGCTATTAAGAAAATGGCAGCAGATGACAATAAAGGTTTGAGAATGTCCACTACCATAGTCGATGTTAAGGATGATCCGCGCGGCTCAATCGTTGGCTTTGGGACTGAAAAAGATTGTGGGGATGATGCAAAAGCACAGACAATTGGATTACCAGGTAAGTATATGGCATGTGCTTTTTTTATAGATCGAGAAGAACTGAAAAAATACCTATAAACAAACGGGAAAAAACTCTCTGCATGAAAGTCTACTACATGAAAGCTGGTCAGATTCCCAATATAAACGATAACAATGCCATTTACGTATCAAGAGATATTAGAAGAAGTTCTTCCTGTTTATCACCAGAATCCGGAACGTTTTATGCGCTTCTACCATGCCGTCAATAATATCCTAGCTGCAATACCTGAAGGGAGCAGTATTCGCATTGACGAACACTGCAAGCCCGCATCACGTGATCTATTCATTAAAATAGCTGCTATGTATATTATAGAAGAAACGACAAGAAAGGACGTACTAGATGATTTTTTAGAGTTTTCTGATGATTACAGTGCTATTCGGCACGTACCTAAAGTAGTACCGGCTGTTAATTGGCACCACTTCTACTCGAATCGCAGATGAGTAGATTATTCCAAATTATTACTTTGTAAAGATACAAATTTTCATTGATATACACAACATTATGCCGATAAAAAAAGAGAATAAAATAATGGTGATTGTTGCTCCGTCTGCCGATGATCGAGAGTTACTTATATCACGCCTGGCCGTTCGTCTTGGCTTTGCAAAAGTCCCATCCGATGCCAAAAAGATAATACGCAAAGATATTTATTCCGTAGACCTGGCTACTGCTTATTTTGTGCTATGCAGCAACTATAGTTTCCGCAGTTCTATCATCACTACCCAAAGGCTGTATGAGCTTGCCGCAAGGGGTATTTGTGTTGTAGTCGGCGTCAAGTCCTTGCCTCGCGAATACGAACTCATTTCTCAAGTGTTTTATCCTGATGATTTACGCTAACGCAAGTCGGTTCATTTCTGTTATATATAGCATTAGTATTATTTCCCGGTGTGCTTCTGCGCACCGGGCTTTCTTTTTCATTCCCCCTCGCCTCCCCTTCATCTTATCACAAACGTTTTGAACAAATGTGCAGGAGGAAGTGCCGGACAAAATCAGGAACACATATATATATTTTTTATTTTTCTTTCTTCTTTAAAAATACCCTACCCAAAAACACGATAAAATTTTGTGCTTTCGTGCAGACACCTATTTTTCTTCATTTATTACATTAAAAATCAGATATTTACACATTGCACGATTTTCGTACAAAAACGTACGATTCGTACAAAAAGGCACAAAAATGCATTTTGTACGCAAAACAATGATTTTGTGCCAAAAAGTACATCATTTTGTACGGGGTTAACAAATTGATATTCAGCACTTAAGTAAAAGTTCATAGTTATTTTGCACAATCGCACAAAAAAATAGTACGGTTTTGGAAAGGGTGATACACTGAATACACTCTTTTTTCATTGATATACAAGGTTTCTTCATTTCTTTTTTGTACATTAGCTCCATACCTAAACCAAACGTTTTTATGATTACTACTAAGATTGAAGTACCACCACATCTTAAGGAGTATCTTATCGGAAAGTTCTGTAATATGCAGGACTCTCCGATTCGTTTTCCGGATAATACGGATATCTACCACTTTATCTACGACCTACTTGAACGACGTCCATGCAACGTCATTGATCATGGAAATCTAGAAATTATCCTGCCGGAACGCAGTTTAGGCAAAAATCCCAAAACATACAATTATCTGGGAATACGTTCACAGATTATCCTCGTACGAAAGATCGATCGAATGTTATGGGCAGAAGCCCATGACTTCCTGGACGAACAAAAGCATACCTATGGTATCACTTATATCAATGCGATACATAATTTCATGACTATGTATGGAATTGATTCAATCACAGAGGATGCATTCAAAAAGAACTATTACCGGTGGAGAGCCGAAATTCGCCGGAAAGAGAAAAAAAGAGGTTATAATCGCTCAAAAAAATAGCCGGGCAAGTGTAGTTAATTGTCCTTTTTTTGATCGAAAAATGTTCGAAAAACGACTCAAAAATGCGTACTAATTGAAAATCAACACTTTATGAATAATTATAATAATATGGGAGGCATATTAAGTGCCGATATCCTATTTAAAAATGAAATTGCATTGTTTGCTGTTCATCAGAACACTGCGTGTATCAAAATTACAGAGGGACACACCTGGCATCCCCTCCACACTCTAGGTGTTATTGAAGCTCCGACTGTCACCCCTAATGAAACCTCCGGAGGTACGATATATAAATATTCAACAAACATCCGGCTTCTCAAAGCAGCTATCAGCCTAAAAGAAGCTGATAATTTACGCTATAAGATTGTCGAAGGATGTATTCTCCGTTGTAAAGATACCAACGGATATGAATATATTTATGGTACAGCACAATATCCACTATTGGGAAGTCTGAATAAAATCATCGGGAAAAAAGTGACTGATTATAGCGGCTATGAATTACAGTTATCAGGAACCTCTATTTATCCGATACTTCAGTACTACAACTTATAATTCGTCCTTCCGTACCATTTTCAATAAATGTATCATTGCACCAAAATCAGTATAATGAGCCAAAAACGTATCATTCTTTCCGATTCCTCACTCAATCGTTACGGATTCCGGGTACTTACTTCCGGAATGCTAATCGAAGCATTCAAGAAAAACCCGGTCATGCTATATATGCATTTCCGTGATGAGGGTTCTCCCATTTGGGGAGATTCAAAAGCTATCGGTCATTGGGAGGATATACAACTTAACGGCGACGAACTTTCTGCCATTCCTATTTTCGACAAAGTTGATGATCTATCAAAAGCAATTGCCGCAAAATACGAAGCAGGGACTTACAACGCTGCAAGCGTCGGAATCCGCATTATTGCTACCTCAGCAAACAAAGATCTTCTAGTACCCGGTCAAACCCGTGAAACTGTCACGGAATGCGAGTTAATGGAAGCATCTATTGTGGATATTCCGGCAAATTCCAATGCCGTTCGCCTCTATGATCGTTCCACATCCGTTCTCCTGGCAGCGGGTATGGACACGAATTCCGTGCCAGTATTATCAACTTCATTCAAAGACAAAATGACTTTAAAAGAATCATGGTCAGCTTTTTTATCTTTTCTGAATATCAGCCAAGATAAGGCAGTAACGACCGAACTATCAGCAGAGAATCTCGACTCCCTGCATAATGAATTCGCCCGTCTGAAATCGGAGAACAGTTCTCTCGTACAAGCTAAACAGGAGATCGATCAAAAATTATCTGAAGCGACTACTGAGATAGCCGCACTCAAAACGACGGTAAGCGAAAAGGACCAAGAGATCGCTAATCTGAGAACCGAGGTAAGTGCCAAGGATTCAGATATCACCCAGCTCAAAGAACAAGTAGCTAATTTGAAGAAAACACCGGCGCCGGGTGAACGATCCCCAGCTCCCAAGAGTGAACCTGCCGCAAGCGGAGAGAAGGAAGATCTGGCTGCTTACTGCGACAAAAATGCCGGCAATTATCTGGAAATCACAGAACGCCTGAAAACTGACGGCCTCCTTTAATTTACTAACCAACTTTAACTATTAAAGAATATGTCTCCAAAATTAATTGACGTATCGAAATTGAACGAAGCCTTAATCACCTACGATAAGGCTCTTCGCGCGCTCCCATTTGCCACCTTACAGGAAGTTGCCGCCAAACTGGGATTGAACGTGATGGATCTGCAAGGCAAACATGCCCTAATCAATGAGCGCCGTCGTGCCGGCGGAACCCAGTCTTACAAGATTGGAAAAGACTTCCGTCTGGTTGATAAGCTGCTCGGTTATGAACCTTCCGTCATCGAACCGAAAGATGTTGTATGTATCACTAAAGAGAACTCCCAAAAATACGACGACGGTGAATTGTTGATCGTAGGAGGTCAGCCGGTCAGCAACATCAACAAGAAACATCCTCTTGAAACCCGTGTAGCCTTCACGTTGGTAAAATCGCATATCGAAGACGTGGTATATACATTGTTTCATGCAGAACGTGACGAAGACTCAACCTCACCTTCAGGCGCATTTGACGGTCTGTTTACCAAAGCCGACATGCTGATTACAACAGGTGATGTCAATGCTGCTCGCGGCAACTTTGCCCCATCAGGTCTTTTTACTTTGCCTACAAAGAATACAGACTCCGCCGCTTATGAAAATTTGGTTGAATGGATTGGTGGTGCCAACACTTACCTGCGTTCCTCCAAGTCAGGAATTCCACAGCTGCTTTGTGCTGAAACGGTATTAATAGCTGCACGCTCTGCTCTCCGCAACAAACTGCGTATGCAGGAGTATCCTTCAATGCAGCGTATGATTGAACTTTTGCGTGAAGACGCAATGTGCCCTGCTCTCGAAATTCTCTCCCATGAAGCACTAGGCCAAGGATCGCGTTTGGTTCTTCAGAAAAAAGGCAACATAGATGTCGCTTTCAACACTCAGGCCGCAACCAAATTCTGTCAAATTCGTGACATCTACGAAGATCCGAATGAATGGCAATTCTGGTTACAAACGGGTTATGATACCCGTATCCGCGACTGGCACGAAAAAGTATACCGCTGTAACGAGCAAAAGAACGAATCTCTAGACCTTGCAGGGGATTATTGCAAGACCGGAGGTGTACAAGTCGACATCACAGGAACGGAGAATGCTGCTTGGACCATCAAAGGTAAAGTTGCCGAACGTGGTAATGGTCAATGCATCATCGGTCTCACACCCGGCAAGTACACTATTGAATTTACTGCTGTAGACGGTAAGACTAAACCTGCCGATCAGGAAGTGACTGTCGTGGAAGGCGCAGTTACAACCGCAACCGGTGCTTATACCTAAACTGAGATAAAAAAATGAGCGGCCATTTTGGTCGCTCTATCCTATTCACTCTAAACAATTACACTAATGAAAAAATATACTTACCTAATACTCTGTATGTTCTTTGTGGCTTTGGTTATTGCAATCCCGGAACTACACCCTCAGACATGTCATCTTGATGGAAATACATTGACCATGTTGGCAGCTGGTCCGGCCTTCGCACCGCTGAAATGGAATGTCGGTCAAAATAATATGGGTGGATATAAAGGACGGTTACTGTTCGTCCCATTTGATGCACCCAATACAGTACCCACCGTTCCGGATCCCGGCAAAGCAGCAGACAATGAAGCACTAGTGACGGCAGCCGGTACATTTGCTTTTCCTGCAGAAGGGACGTATAAGCAACCTATTTATCTATATAGTACAGATGCAACAGTCGACTATAAAGCGGAGCAGCAAGGTGAAGCTGACGGGATCAGCTATAAACAAACACTGAGCTTCTTCTTCCCCGGCAATACTCCTGAAATGCATGCATTCAATGCATTGGTAAAAAACACAGCAGGCTATTACGTTTTTGAAGACTCTGACGGCAGACAAATGATCATGGGGCAACCGGGATTATATGCTTCTACCGCTCCTTCATTCAATGGAGGAAAAGCAAGAAGCGACCGTCGCGGTACCACCTATACGGCTACCGCCGATTCCAATTACTCTGCGATCTTCCTGGAAACTCCCATCGATATGGAAGTCATAGGCGAATTAAAACCGGCCCCAACGCCTCCAATCGAATAATATGATCAGACAAGAACAACTCAGCCAATGGTTAGGAGACCGCCAGCGCAAATATGCTGACGGTCTGGTTCTTTTCGGGATTCTTGCTAAAGAGTCTATGAAAAAGAAATACGCAGCTTACCTAGATACAGCTCCGGAAAGTCCACATATTTTTGACCCGCATTTCACCCAGCTTGTCAATTGCCTGTCGAAAATTGACAAGGAAATCAAATATTCTCCTTCACTATATCCTGCCGCTCTTGAGGAAATTGCCGTGGTTAGGACCATAAACGAGAGTGAACGGAAAAAAGTAATCGAAGAAAAACAAGCAAATATCACTTCGCTTGAAATATTAGTCAATGAATTGCAGTCCCGTATTGATGATCTGGAAAATGACAGCGAAAGCCATACCGAAGAACTGGCATCCCTTCAGGAGCAATTTGACGAAAAAATGTCTGAACTATCCGCCTTACGAAACGAATGCGAAACACTGAACACTCCGGGTGTCAAGATTATCACGGAAGAATCACTCAGTCCTTCTATCCGGAAAGCTTACGCACGTATCAAAGAAATAGCACCTTTATATGCAAGTTTGCATAATGATGTGGCCAACCAAGACATACCACCAGAAGAACGACAACCGATAGCCGAAGAACTGTGCAAGCTCGATGATGAACGTCGCAAACTCTGGAAACAGATCGATACCTGGGCGGAAGGGAAAGGTGAACTGCAACTTGAAGAAAAGCGGCCAATACTAAGTGAAAACAGTATTGTACGCGGTTTTGAAATTGCCCGCCAAATCAAGCGTTTGAAAAATAATATAGCCAACAGCAAAGCCGCTTCAGAACGAGCCAGGCAGGACAACAAACAGACTGTCATGCAGAATGCATTGGACCGCATTGAGAAGTATGAGACGGAACTTGCCATACTGGAAGCAGAGATAACAGCAACACAAGGTGAAAAGAGTGCAGGATAACTTTCCACTTGCATTGTGCCCCGGTTCTATCGAGCCATTCATGCACAAGGGAGAATGGGCAATACATAAAGTGTTGCCCTCTCTTTTATAGCCTTCCTCGAAAACTATAATGAATAATGCCAAAGAAAGATCCTACATACGAGAGAATCGAACGAGCTTTATACAAAGATAAGGACGAATCGACAACCATCCTTTCCCCCAGGGAAATGGAAATCAAAAAACGTATGATGTTATGTGTCAGTAAAAAAATGGAAGAACCACTTATTCCGGACACTGAGTTGGTAAACTTCCTAATACACGGTTGTGGAGGAAATGCAGAACCAATTTCCAAATCACAAGCCTACCGGGATATCGGTATGATCAACCGGTTAGTCGGAAATATCCAACTAGCTGCAACATCCTGGTACCGGTATATGATTGTAGAAGGTGGTAAGAGGGCTTTTAATATGGCAATGGACAAAGAAGATGCAAAAGGAGCTGCTGCCGCATTGGATAAAATAGGCAAATATACACGTGCAGATAAAGATGATAATAAATTCGATTATTCACAAATGATTCCTCCGTCATTCGAACCTTCGGACGACGTCACCCTCCTGGAAGGACTTGAAGAGATTGAAAACCTTGAAGAAAAACGGGAAGAGCTGCGCACCTTGTTTAAAGGAATGCTAAATAAAAGAGCAGTAGACATCAAACCTATTACAGAGGAGGAGAAAGAATGAATCCGCAGAACTCTCCTACCCTCTCCGCATATGAACTCCGCAGAAAACGAGATGAGGTTGTAGACAAGTTCTTCAATAAGATGCAACGCCATGCCATGTCTATCAATGCACATGATGAATATATAGTAGCCTCACGTGGTACCGGAAAATCCGAAGGGATTGACGCACGCATCATTCTCCGCAACGTATGGGAAATGCCGGGTTCTTTAGGCGGGCTAATCTCTCCGAGTTACGCCAAGGCATGGGGAAACACATTACCGGCAATCTGCAAAGCACTTGCTGAGTGGGGATATATACAAGGAATACATTATGTCGTTGGCCACAAAGCTCCAGAAAGCATGGGATTCGCCAAACCGGTACGCCCGGTATTAGGCGATGGCTGGAGCAATGCATTTCATTTTTGGAATGGTACCGTCATGGTAATTCTCTCCTTCAATCAAGGAATGTCCGCAAACTCTATGTCACTCGACTGGGTGATAGGTCCCGAAGCTAAGTTTCTCAATTATGAGAAAATTAAAAGTGAAGTAGATCCCGCCAATCGTGGTAATCGGCAATATTTCGGCGACTGTCCTCATCACCACAGCGTAAGTTACTCAACAGATATGCCGACTGCTTCTATGGGAAAATGGATTCTCGATAAGATAGACGAGATGTCGCCTGCACATATCAATCTAATCAGAACATTGTATCTCAAGCTACAAGAATACAAACGAAAGCCACTCACTGACCATGTAATGCGCATGATCAAAGAATATCAACGCGATTTAGACCTTGCACGGAGATATCAACCTCCTATCAAACCTCTCCCGGGAAAAACAAAGGAATATACCGTCTTCTACGGTGAATATGATGTGTTCGACAATCTGGAAGTACTCGGTGAAGACTTCATTTGGCAGATGTACCGGAACTCGCCTCCTTTGATCTGGCGTACTGCTTTTATGAACGAGCGTTTATTCCGGATTGAAAATTGCTTTTATTCGGCTCTGGATGATGATATTCACTTCTACACACCTGGCGATAACGGACGTCTCCGGGATTTAGGCAGTAACTGGAGCAAACTAACGACATGTGGTTGTCTGGGCGACGGTGACCTCAATTTTTCAAAGGAGCTTCATCTGGCCTTTGACTCCAATGCATCCATATCCACCGCAGTCATCGGACAGCTGGATGATCACACGATGCGCGTACTCAAGTCATTTTACGTCAAAACTCCCGGAAAATTGCAAGACCTAGTCAAAATGATAGCCGACTATTACCGTCCGAAGCTTAATCGAGATGTAGTCATCTACTATGACCATACTTTTACATGGGAATCCGGATCTTCTACTGAAACCTATGCAGACATCATCGAACGTGTATTCAAAGAAAACGGATATCATGTCACAATGGTATATGTCGGACAAGCTCCGAAACACGAATGGAAGCACTTAAACATTGACTTAACCTTAAAAGGAGATCCGCAATTTCTTTGGATACAAATAAACCTTCATCAAAACGAATTCCTGAAAATAGCAATGGAACAAACTGGGGTCAAACAGGGAAAAAACGGATTTGAAAAGGATAAAACACCTGAAGGAACACCCGACACACCTGATAATCCGGACGAATATAAAACGCACATCACAGATGCATTTGACACACTATGGCTAGGAATGAATTTCTATTTCACTCTGCCGGGCACACGTGCAGGGGGGATATTTTTCCTGAATAATAGAAGGTGATCAATAAAAAAATAAGATTATCATCTATTCTAAATAAAAAGATGTCATTTTCTTTTGTCATATAATGAAAACATTGTACTTTAGCAGTCGCCAAATAATTATATAAAAATATGAATCCCTTTTCATTGCGTAATCCGTAAAATCGGATTAAGGTCTTTATATAAACCTTTTGGCGCGCAATGATAAGGGATTCGCCATATTAATGAATGGAATATTCTAACTTTGAAGAACTTGTAGACGACATAAAAAACATAAACTCTGAACAAAACTACTGGATGGTACGTACTATGGGAGGCTCATACTTTGATGAGTTCATTAATGGTAATTACATTGCGGTAGGATATAACTCAGTAACTTTAGCGGATATTCAACTACTTCCAGAATCAGAAACAACCGCAAAAGAAATTTTGAAAGCAATGTTTCAAGACCGGTATCCGAATCTTCGAAATACGGGATATCCAGTGGCGCAGTTATTACGTTTTTCCCGTGACATTAAATCTGGCGATATCATAATTATTCCTTCATCAGGGGCCTCCAATGTAGCCTTTGGTATAGTAGATGGAGGGATGTATGAAGAAGAATATCCAATAATTGACGAAGACCACCATTGTAACTTCAAAAAACGTTATCACATTCAGTGGAAATATAACACAACAAGAGGTTCTCTTCCTCCCACTCTTCAATTAATGTTCAACTCTCGCCACATCTTATCTGATGTGAAAAATTATGCACCTTATATTGATAGCATAATGAATGATTGCTACGTAAAAGATGATATTCTACATTTAGTATTAAAAATACAGACGCAAGATGAAGTATCATTGGATGATTTCTGTGATATAAAAGCCATCTCTACATTAATCGAAGATTTTTGCCGCCAAAATGACATACCTCATGAAGACGCATTAATTATGAAAATTCAGATGGAATCACCCGGATGGCTAAGATTATCAACCAAAAACATATTCAAGCTATTAGCATTTGGACTATTTATTACAGCTTTAACAGGAGGTGGATTAAGATATAATACAGACCAAGGTTTCGAGCTATATACAACAGGTATTCCAGGTGCTATCAATGATTATTTGGATAGAGCGGCAGACAGAGAATTGATTAATTCTGCTGCACGTGCAATGGACTCTTTAAAGATTAAATCTCCCGAAGACATGAAACCTATAATCGAGATTTTAAAAGCTAAAAACGAAGGGAGACGCGATTATTAATCAAGTAGGTAAATAATAAAAAGGGATTAATACAACAGCTACAATAATACCGATTGCGATAATTTTGTAGTCGGTATTTTTTTTAGTGTTCCAATTCCATGTAATACAACACACGATTCCTTGCAATAATAACATTGTACTTGTACTTACTACTAAAAAAGTACCAATAAAAGATAGTATATTTCTGAATAAGTCAAACATGTGTTTCGAGTGATTATCGTTTGCAAATATAAGTAAAAACATTTTTATGCGAAGAATGTTTATGTTAAATTCAACCTTTAAACTGCTTTTTTGTTTTTTCATTTTGTCTATTCAAAAAGAATCACCATCTTTGCAATGTCTTCCATTTGGTTCAGGCGAGTAGGCTCGCCATAATTGCTGCGGGCATTTTTTATGTCCATAGTATAAGATATAGTTCCGTCCCGTGTGGAGCGTTAATGCGCCCACTGCCTGAATCAGGTGGAAGACAACGGGGAGCGGAACTTTTTTATTCCCACTCCTTCAATTAATCAACATATTGTTTCATTTTAAATTGTCTTCCAAAATGAAAAAGAAAAACCAAAACGCAAACGGACGCTACATATCCGTAGAAAAGCTTCAGAAAGCTCTTTCCAACATTGAAATTAATGAGAAAAAGAATGATTTATTTTGCTCATTAAAAAAGATTCACCATCTTTGTAGCGATCTCCATTTGAAACAGGCGAGTAGGCTCGCCAATTATTCGCTGCGGGCATTTTTTATGTCCATAGCTCATGATATAGTTCCGACCCCCGTGTGGAGCGTTAATGCGCCCACTGCCTGTTTCAGGTGGAGATCAACGGGAAAGCGGAACTTTTTTGTTCCCTTCCCGTATTTAATCAACATATTATTTCATTTTAAATGATCTCCAAAATGAAAAAGAAAAACCAAAGCGCAAACGGACGCTATATATCCGTAGAAAAGCTTCAGAAAGCCCTTTCCAACATTTGCCTTGAAGTAGCTGAAGGTAACGAACGTCTCCGAGTGAATAAATCGCACAGAGGTATTGTAATCCACGCCAATGGAGGCACAGTCAATATTACATTTAATGAAAAAGGAGGCGAGCTATGAAGGAATATGTAGAACGAATTATCTCTTCGCAATGCCGCATTATAGACAATAAGTCAGGTTTCATTCATATAGAGGGAGAATCCGCCATTTTTGATATGAACGGGAATTACATAGGGACAGCAAAATCAACTATAGGTTCTATTAGGGAAAACTGCATAGACGCTGTAATCAAAACTCTAACCAATTACAAAAAAAAGATTGTTTCCAACCAAAATAAAAAGATACCATGCAAAATTATTAAATTTGATTTTAACAAAAATATCAATAAAGCAAATCAAAGATGAGTTATTATCAACTCCAAAAACTAATCAACATTCCACAACCGGAATAATCATTAGTTTATTCAACAAAGAACACAGGTTACCATATATCTGTGCTTTTTGCTTGTCGCATACAATTCCCACAATAAAATTTAAAAGTCTTTGATTATCAAATTAAATAGTTGAATAAAGGGGAAAAATTTCCCCTTTATCGGTCAAAAGACCACGCACCGCCCTGAAAAGAAGTCTCGACCTAAAGTTTTTCAATTTCCCTTATATGCAGCACCTGTCCCCTCAAAAATCATCACGCTCGTGATACTTGTTTTTCTGCCGTAGGCGTGTCCTTTATGACCTACCAGGTAGCTGATACCTTTGCATAAAAAGAAGGTCATGAACGATATCATTACACAGAATCTACTCACATTCATACTCGGTGGTGGTCTCCTGTCATTCATCACTGGGGTGATTACACTCAAGTACACAAAAAAACAAGCGGAAGCCAAAGCTCTCAGCTCCGTACAAGATGTATATCAGGAACTAATCGCTGACTTGAGAGCCGACAAAGAAGCTATGAAGAAAGAGAGAATAGAAAGCGAAACAAAGTGGGCTACCCGTATAGAAAAGCTAGAAAACAATCAAATAGATCAGGATAAAAAGATAGCGGATAACGAAAACGAAATAGCCGACCTGAAACGATTCAAATGTATAAACCTATTGTGTAACAACCGAAAACAATGAAACATCATGTACACACCCTCATTCTTCTTGCTAGCCTTACTATCACTTGGCTATTGTGTAGTTGCCGTACTACTTATCAAAAAGATCGTAGCGCTCAAGAGCAAAGTAATCTTTCTATCTCAGATTCAACTCTGTACGATAGAACCGGAGATATCTACTCCCGATTCAACTTCAATAAGGAAGAAGCCGATAAAGGTTGGAAGATCAAAGTCAACTTCGACACATCGAAAGCTACAAATCCGGCTACCGGCCTACCCCCGATATCGGATATCGAGATTGAGGGGAGCGAGAAGAATATCAAAACCCTGCTACAAGAAAATGACACTGTACACATATCTGAGAAGCAAAAGACGAAAACTGATATCACGTTTCAGCAAGACAGCAAATTAGAGTCTCACCGAGACGCCGGTAATTCCGTCGCAACCGGAATAGACAACGGCATCAAATACGGACTAATCATCGGGATTCCAATAGTATTTATCATCTTAATCTTTATCAATCATGCTAAAAGACAAAAGAATACATCAAAGTAAGATCTGGCAGATAATGGAACGCAGAAAAGACGGAAAGCCTCTTGAATTCTCTATCCAATTCTGCAAAAAAAGCAATGGCGAATTGGTTACTTACGATCGAGCAGTATTAACTTCATTCCATAGCAGCGGAAGCACAATCAATGTATTACCCTGTGGAGAAGTTACCCCCAAAAAGATTCGCCGGTGCCTTGTCACCAAATTCAATAATTTCAAAGTATATTTCTAATGAAACAGCAAAAACTGCAACAGGCACCAGCTAACCTTATTCTGGAAGGATATGATACCTATGCCGTCTTAAAAGGTGGCAATAATGTTATCAAATTCAGTGATAACACCGATATCACCACTGACAAAAACACATCCGCTATTGAAGTTACTCCCAAAGGAAAAGCGGCTCCAATTAAATTTATGCAACGTGGACGAAATAATAATATGCCTTACGACATTATGAAAAAAATAGGGATTAATGTTACCGTAGGAAGCAACATTGAATTCAAGAACAAAGTCGTATTCGGAGACAGCATACTCGTATATCGCAAGTATCGCGATAAGGCTACAAAGAAAATAATAAAAGAAGAAGTCCTCCCGGAGGAACAGCCGGAAATCTTTGAATTCCTCGAAAACAACAACTTCAATTTTATACGTATGGAGTTAGCCAATGACCTTGTTATATTCTATGACGGCTATCTGGAGTATATATTTAACAATGATGATAAATCTCCCCGTATCGTGCAAATCAAAGCAAAAGAGTCTACCTGTTCCCGAATAAGTGAGATTGACGAGAAGACCGGGAAAAGCGAGTGGCACGGTTACTCAGCCGAATGGCATAAAGGAACACCGGAAGATCTTGTCGCCACTCCCCTGCTCGACAGGCAATCTCCATTGCTCGATTTAAAAATAAGAATCGGGCTTGCGCCTAACAACAACGGAAAAACAATAGTAGGCAAAGATCGTAGGTTCATCCACAATCTTCGTATCTCCACTCCAGGACGTTTTTATTACAGCCATCCGTATTGGTGGAGCGTTTTTGCGTCCGGCTGGTATGATTTCTCCAGTGCAATCCCTGTTTTCAAAAAATCACTGATCAAGAATCAAATGGCACTCAGATACATTATCTATATCCAAGAAACCTTTTGGGAGAAGCTATACGCATCAGAAAAGATTGTCAAAGATGATGAAAAGGCAATCCGCAGAGGTAAATTCCTTCAAGACATGAACGACTTCTTAGCCGGCGAAGAAAATGCCGGCAAAGGTTTTATATCCCACTTTCGCTATGACCGTATAAAAGGATTTGAAGATAAAGATATCATTATCACCCCTCTCGAATCATTCTTCAAAGGTGGAGAATACATCGAAGACAGTGAAGAAGTCAGTAACATGATGTGTTACGGAATGGGGGTACACCCCAGCATTATCGGCGCAGCTCCGGGAAAGGGAAAAAGTATCAATGGTACCGAAGCCCGCGAGCTATTCACTATTGAACAGGCACTAATGAAAATGTATCAAGATCTAACTCTGGAACCTCTATACTTTGTCAAGGCTATAAACCAGTGGCCTAAAGACATCTATTTTGCCGTAACTAACTGCCAGTTGACCACACTTGACAAAGGTACGGGAGCAACTAAGAACACAGGTTTAACCCCGGAAACTGAACAAAAATGAATATACTCATCCCCGACATCGAAACTTTTAAAAAGGTAGTCAAAATAAACGCCTCGCTGCCTTATGAGTCTATCGAACCATATATCGAAGACGCATTGGATATCTACATAGAGCCATACATCGGAAAGTCCGTCATCAAAAAAGCAAAAGAATGCCCAGAATCTGAATTATGCGACAGATTACTACGTGCACTCGGCCCATTGACCCTAATGCTTGCTACTGACGAATTAGGTGTCATGTTTGGAGACAGCGGCATCACAGTAAGTAATGTACAAGGGCAACGTTCTCCTGCCAGTGACACAAAAATTGCAGCAGCCAAAGTAAACCTATGCTTCCGGGGAATGCAAGCTCTCGACCGGTTGATATCCTACCTGGAAGAAAACAAGGCGGATTATTCTGACTATGTCGCTGACACTATTTCCCGCTTTTGTTTTATCCGTAATGCGACGGATTTTCAAGATATCGGCATGGTAAATATAGACTACTCCATATTATCTTATCGCATCATGTTCCCTACCATTCGCCAGCTTCAGGAACATAACGTCCGGGAAATGATATCGGACAAAGTATATGAAGCAATGAAAGAAGCATTCTCTAAAAGTAAGGAAACACCCAAACAGAAGATACTTATTGAATATATTATCCGTTATCTTGCCAATAAAACAGCCGAGTTGTACACCTCACAGAAAACAACCGAGCAACGTATATCCGGTAGAAAGATCGAATACTCCCCCACTATCCGACCGATTTATCAAGATCCGTCCGCAAACGGTAACTTCTTCGCCGATCAGGCAACATACTACGCCGGCAAGATACGCTCCTACCTGACAGAAAACGGGACGGAACTTGGAATTGAAACAATATCTCAAGCTATGAACTTCAATTCCAAAGACAAAAAGCTATTTACCTCAATATCATAATATCATGCATACAATACAAATCAATGACGATATTTACAAGATACCGGGAAACTGGGACGAACTAACCCCCAAGCAGCTTCTTTATCTAGTAGCACTTACCCAATCAAATGTACCGGTAGAGCAAGTTAAAGTCTACATGATGCTTTATTGTCTAAAAGCGCACGTATGCCGGCACAAAAAAATATTCAAGGAATATGTCCGTATAAAAATCGGGCAGGAAAGTGAAACTGTCCGTTTCCAGATTCGCAGCCGTCAATACTTTCTCCTTCCGGAAGAAATCAGCCTGCTTGCTGATCAGTTCAACTTTCTGATTCGTAAAGTAGAGAACCGCCTCAATACCTCATTGAAACAATACCTTATTAACCCTGAACTGACAACCAATCCTTATCCAACCCTCCGTTGCCGCTTAAGAAAATTCACCGGCCCGGAAGACCAATTATTCGATATCACCTTTGCACAATTCATGTATCTGCAAACATACCTGGACGCCATGCAATCAGATCCTAAAAAGATCAATCACCTGTTAGCTTGTCTGTGGCATCGTGGAAAAGAGTTCGATATCAATTGTCTGGATAAAGATGCAGCCATTCTGCAACATCTCCCTGAAGATAAAAAAATAACTATGTACTGGTACATTCTAGGAAGTCTCTCCTGCATGGCCGAAGCTTATCCACGAATATTCTCCGGAGAAGGAAAAAGTAACGGTCGTGTATTTGATTCGCAGCTCCGACTACTTGACTCCCTTGCACAATCAGACATGACCAAAAAGCCGGAAATCAGAAAAGGTCTTTTTCTTGATGCCTTGTACGCAATGGACGAATCGATCAGACGTAAAGAGGAAACCGAAGAAAGTCTAAGAAACAGATAAAAGTTTGTTAGTAGCAAACAAATAAACAACAAAAAGTTTGTTAGTAGCAAACTTTTCTGTATATTTGCAGTGTCAAACAAACGCGGGTGACGTCCGCATAAGTTCTTTTATATTATGGAACAATTGTTCGAGGCTATCCTAAAGATAGCAGATGCGAATCCTGACGGATTCACGGTTGACCTCACAACCTTAAAAAAGGTCACAAAAGGTATTTCAGTCGCCTATCTTGAAACCCAAGACTGTTTCGGAGAAGAAGGATTGAAAAGAGTTCTTAATCATGCTTTGATGCACGAAAAGAAAGTCGGTGGATGGCTTAACGAAGAAAACAATCAGTTTTATTTCGACTCCATCAGGATTTTCACTAATCTCGAAGAAGCCAAGCAATTCGGACGTGAAAATGGGCAGATCGCTATTTTCGACATTGGGCAAATGAGACTCATCAAATTGTGATCCGGAGGGGCGAAAGCCCCTCCATTACAAAGTATATTGTATTATTAAATACCCGATTATCAAAACGTAAATTGATGAATTATGAAGAATCTTGAATTACTACCTCTCCCTGCCGAGAGTAAAAAGCGAATAGATGAATTTGCAAGGCAGTATCAGCGCATGGGGCACATCTCCATTGAAGTTGTCTCCTATAATGAAGGCCGGTTAATTGTTCGAGCAGAACAAAAAGATCTGGTAAATGACAAGTTCCTTAGTAAAAAAGAACTGACTGAACGTATCCGTGAAATGTTTAAAGGAGAAATCCCGGACAACTGGAAGCTGACCGTATCTGCCGTAAACTTCGACCGTAAAGACATCGACGGTATTACCGTTGATTGGATAAAAAGACGAATGGAACGCCTGGGATTAAAAAGTAAGCACCTGAGCAACTATACAGGTATTGACAAATGCACCGTATCCTCACTTCTGTCCGGTGACAAAGAGCTGACCAAATGGCACAAGGTAGCGCTATATTACTTTTTTAAATATTACGAAGTAGCCAACTTCTAACTTTCATTTGTAAGCGGAGCAAAAAACTCCGCTTACTTTTTGCCGAATCTGAAAAAGATTGTACTTTAGCACCTGCCCAATATCGTTATTAAAACATGAATCCCTTGCCATAGTGTAACCAGATATCTGGTTCCGGTTAATAACACCGGTGGGCGCACTATAGTGAGGGATTCGCCATATTTAATCATGAGTAAAGGAACACCTAGTAGACCGATTAAACCTCAAATCAGACCGGGTAGTGGAGTACAAACTAATGGTGCGCCAAAGCCCAAACAGAAGTAGAATGCTCCGCAATCAGTATACAGACTATTATACAGATCGTAAAAAAGCATATCTTCAAACAACGGCCATACCAAATAGTCCTTATCCTAATATCTTCCAGGTTAAGGGCTATTTTGTTTTCAATAGCCTCTAAATGATCAGCTACAATATTCACATATCGCTTATTACCTTTTATTTTGCAAGAACGATAATAGTTCATGAAAATATCAATATCGAGTTCTGAAGGCTTTTTACCAGACAACCAAATAGTATGAATACATATAATTTTCAATATCAAAATACCCAAAACCACAACAGAAGCCAATATACCAATGATAGATATTAACACAAGACTTATATTTCCTTCTTGCATATTTAATATCCACCCGAATCCAGTCAACACAGTAATAATACCTGTTAATAGAATATATGATCTATCAGTTATCCTATTAGATACATCTACTATACCCTCTAACTGTCTTTCCGCTTCGTTTAAATAGAAATCAACCGTATTTTTATCAAGTTCATTTCGCGACTGTTCTGATATAATACACTTTTGCTCCATAGTCATTTATTTTTGAGCTAAAATACATTATTCTATTGGCATTACAAATATATTACCACTATCTTTGTTCCGTAACAAATTAAAACCACACAAATGAAAAAAATCATTCTACTTTTTGCGGTTGTAACCGCAACGATGTGCAGTGTTTCTGCACAAAATGACTATATTGTTAAAACTAATGTAAAACCAACGGTTACTGAATCCGAATTATCACAAGAAGAAAAGTTTATCAAAGATAATTTCCAATTCCTCAACATCGGTGAATGGCAATCAGGAATGAGATTTATGATTATTCGTTCCACTAAAGACTATGGAAGGTTTGATCTAAAACCTTGCGATTTTGAAACAATTGATATCAACAATTATTTTAATCAAATTATCACATTAGACACTATTATTTCATATTCTAAAGAAGAACCTTTCAAAGGAGCAGTAAGAACACGAATTATATTCAAGACAAGTGACAATCATTGTTTAGAGTATAACACAAAGGTTAGTTTAGAAGGCCTTTGTAAATCCAAATTAGCTAAAATTTCAGGAATAGCTTATCTTGGAGATGTTGACAAAGCACGTAAACTTTTAATTGGTAAAACAGTATATAGTAAAGAAGGGTTAGCATTTATAGATACTAATGATATAATAACAAGTATACCTATTAAAAGATTGTCTCCTTACAAAATTAAAAATATAGGTGTAGGAACTGACAGCGAACCTGTTAAAATAATATTAGAAAATCCCGAAGGAAACGATTTCTTTTACACCGTTTTTCTCTCTGGAACTAATACATCTAAAATTAGTATGGCAAGACCTTTCTCGTATTATTTCTATTTTTCGAATCCAAAAGATCAATATCCTAATATGTCTCAAGTCAATTGGAATTTAGTAACAAAAGGTAAAGTTAAAATTGGATGGGATAAGAAATTATGCAAGTTATCATGGGGAGAACCTGAAAAAATAAACACCACTAAAGGTAGCTTTGGTACTCATGAACAGTGGGTATATCCTGATGAGTCTTATTTGTATTTTGAAAATGGAAAACTTACAGCTATACAGAATTAAACTAATTAATTTGGCTATCTCAAATATTATCCTCATATTTGTATCGCCAAACTATTACAGAAATATCTGTACCGAATGAGCCCGGTTAGATGCTCAATACGAAATTGGGCTTTTTTTATGTCCATCAGTTTGCTCTTGACATTTACGTCTTCAGCAAATTCATATACGAAATAGTAGAAGTTTATTTATAAACGAATACGGCTGTCTTTCCCACATTGTTATAATGCTCTTCGGTGGATTATACTGTGATAGTTTGGCGACTCGGGAATTGGCAGCCGTTCGTGTATCATTCCGATACACGAGAACTTGCCTTTAACAGCCAAACTATCACAGTATATGAAACAAGTAGCCCAAGGCACGAACTACGTGCCCTCATTCCGTACAGGAATGAACGTAAACACGCTCCAAGAGCGTTATTTCCGTGAACTGAAAAAAGACTGCGCTATCAACTCCGCATCAGACGCCTATTACGTCTCTGCTATCGCCTGTTTTTGTTTGACCTTCATCTTTCCCCCAGCAGTGATCGGTGCTGCCCTTTGTGTCTATCGAGCAAAGAAGTGTCAGAAAGGAGGTAGAAAATGATGTTCTTCATCCACCATGTACAGACTTACAAGAATGTAAACCGCAAGGGGCAGGAAATGTGTGAGTTCGCCCAGGCATACGACCGAATTTTAGTACAAGATGAATGTGCTATGGATTCTCTAAAATGCGAATTTGAAGAAGTTGTCAAGGAACTGAATGACAAATACCCCCATCAAAAAGTTCTCAAGTTTAATGGGCATAATGGAGACTCTTCCGGCGGACAATGGAGTATAAAGTTAGGTGATGATGACAGCAATCCTGTATGTCATATCTCATACAGTAGAGTGCGCGGTCATTACTCATTCGGAGAAGGCTCTTTCCTATTGGAGCAGAAAGGAGATCAGCCATGATACCAGCCGAAATCAATGGGATCATCCTCACCGACGACTGTATTGAATCAATAAAGACTATCCAAGAGGGAGAACACTCATGGATGGAAAACACTTTGGAAAAAGCTATTGACCTGGCTCTTGATATTGATTCTCCGGACATCGATTCTGTCAATCGACTAACACTCATATCTGAAATCAGAATAATTAAAAAGCATATCCAAGCAATAAGTAATATTCAACCTCTAAAAAAATAACATTATGAATAGACATGAAGCTTTACAATTAATAAACAAGTTACTAGATCCGGAAGTAGCAATGGACGAAAAACAACGTGCAGCCGCACAACTTTCTGAATTAATTCGTATCTTGCTTCCCGAATCAGACGAAGAACAAAAATGATATTAACGATAGTAAGCATATCCGGAATAGTATTACTGTGCCTGGCCTTTTTTAAAGCCTCGCACTCTTTTCTGGCAAAAGCATTCTGGATTATATTAATGTTTCTTTTGCTAGGACTACTCCTACTCTTTTAGTCTCCGGTTTTGTCCTTTATAGCCCGCCCGCTGCGGGCTATTTTTGTCTCCATAACCTAAATATCATGCAGTTATGGAGTATGACCATTTCGCTTATGGCGAAGCACTGGCTTCGTCACTCAAAGACATCTCACACAGCCCACAGAAGAAAAGATTCTTCACAGCTTTCGGACTGGAGGACCTGACGGATCTTAACGACAGCCTGTCTTCTGTTGACGGAAACATTCTAATTGCTGTTGATGGTTGCGAATCCGACTCCGAAGACAATGGAGCGGACGCACTCAACGACAAACAAGTCTACTCATTCATCGTCGCCCAAAGTACGGTCTCCGGAAATCCGAACTCTATCAATCAGGCTGCAAAACAATGTAAATGTATATGCAAGCAGATTCGCAACAAACTGCTGAAGGAAGTCGAATATGTAGACCGAAATACACAGATTAATGGCATTGGACCTATCGGTGACAATTTCTATGGCACCGTATTGACTTTCTTTCTGAATGTTCCGGAAGACTATATCATTGACGAAAACTTCTTTCTATAATGGGACTTTATAAACGATTATCAGAAAACAGGAATGAAGTCAGACGGTACAATGCAGCCAGACGAAAAGCCGAGAAGTTCTCCTCATCGCCTTCTTCACGCCTCATTCAAATGGAGACGATTTCAGAAATAGAACGGTTCAACCTGGCTAAAGATGCAGATCGGTCAACTGCGTTTAATAAAGAAATAGAGCAATGGCAAGATTCCGTTTCCAAACAACTCAAAGCCTCTATTGCATCACGTAGTCTACGGATAGCTCGCGAGTTACAGCCCAAAGCATATACAGACAGCTACGGGCTTATCAATCGTCTAGGTTTCTCTTTTCCCAGACATGGTGTCTACATCCACAAGGGAGCCGGGCGTGGGCAAGGCGGTTTCTCCGGTAGCAAATGGAGTTATCTAAAACGAATCAATGGAATTGAAATAAATACAAGCATCATCCGCCATACAAATCCCGCCTCACTTGGTAAGCAGAATGAAGGGAACCGGCTCGCATATCATTGGTTCGATCCTGTTATAAAGAACCGGCTGATATCTGTATGCGCTATTTCGATACCATGATTATCGACGCGAGCAAAATATACATAGAAAAATAAAAACAGACCTTATGAACGACCTGAACCGTAGTATAAAAATATTCATCGACGGCACCGAAGCTTCTGCCGGAGTTAAGAAGATAGAAGATGCTATCACGCAATTAGAAAACAAAATATCTTCTCTCGATAAATCAGAATCCGGATATAGCAAGAAATCCAAGACCCTGCAAAAAGAACTGGAAAACAAGCACAAGACCCTAAATACTTACAAGCAAAAAGTCTCGGAGACTGACCGTGTCTTGAAGAATCTCTCCGGAGCAACCTATGACGAATTACTTGCTGTCAGTCAAAACGTCCGTAAAGAACTTCGTGCGGCCGTACCCGATACCGCACAATACAATGCAGCTCTGGAACAAAACAGACGGGTGACCGAAGCCGTATCCAGAGCACAAAAAAATATGCGCGTAGAAGTTGGATGTCAAGCCAGCCCGATAGGGAAAGCAGTGGAAATGTTCAATAAATACGCGGCTGTTGTCACCACCGTCATAGCGGCCGTAACCGGATTAACTCTGAAACTGAATCAACTTCGGGAGAAACGCAACGAACGCGAAGACGCTAAAGCCGATGTAGAAGCATTAACCGGCTTGTCGAAAGACAGCATCGACTGGCTGGAGCAACAAGCAGTCCGCCTCTCTACTCAAATGACAGATTCCGGAATCCGCATCAGGCAATCAGCAACAGAAATCCTTGACGCTTACAAGCTCGTCGGTTCTGCCAAACCGGAGTTATTATCGAACAAGGAAGCATTAGCGGAAGTAACCGAACAAACTCTTATTCTGGCTTCCGCCTCCGGAATGTCATTAAAAGATGCTGTTGACGCCGTTACTCTCTCACTCAATCAATATGGGGACGGTGCTGATCAGGCAGCCCGCTACGCTAATGTCATGGCCGCCGGTTCTAAATACGGTGCTGCCGCCGTTGAATCGGTAACTACCGCAGTCACCAAGTCAGGTGTCGCCGCTTCATCCGCCAACATCCCTATCGAGCAGTTAGTAGGCACTATCGAAACTTTAGCAGAAAAGGGTATCAAAGATGAAATTGCCGGTACCGGCTTAAAGAAATTCTTCCTGACCTTACAGACCGGAGCTGACGAGACCAATCCCAAAATAGTAGGTTTGGAAACCGCACTGGATAACTTGCAGAAAAAGCAACTATCAGCAGCCCAAATCAAAAAAATGTTTGGTGAAGAAGGATATAACGTTGCCTCTGTCCTGATCAACGAGACTGAAAAAGTGAAATACTATACTAAGGCTGTCACCGGTACCAGTGTCGCAATGGAACAAGCAGCCACCAAATCCGATACAGCGGCTGCCAAACTCGCTCAAGCCAAAAACAAAATGAATGAAATGGGAATGGAGCTAATGGAAAAGCTCAATCCTTCAATCATAAGCGTGGTAAACGGCACTGTAAACTGGAGCCGAAAGATTATTGACCTGATCGGATTCATGGTCAAACACTCAAGTACCATTATTACCCTGACTACTGCCATTACAACTTATTATCTTGCAGTAAAAGCAACCGAATTTTATGAGACAAAACTTAGAAATGCCAAACTACTCAACATTGCTACGGACAAAATAGCAGAAACCTGGAGTAAAATTCGTTTAGCTTCTACACTAGCTCTGTCTGCCGCTAAATTTGCATTATCCGGAAACATTAAAATGGCCACAACTGCAATGAGAGCCTTCAATACTGCAACCAAAGGTAATCTAATCGCACTAGTGGCTTCTGCTGTAATCGCAGCAGCTATGGCTTTCTACAAATTCTTTACACGAACATCAGAAGCGGAAGATGCTCTCAACTCTTTTCTTAAAGCATCTAATAAAGAACGAGACGAATTACGCAAGTTGACGGATGCTGCCGGGAAAGCCGGTGACGGCACTCAACGACGCAAGGAGTTGATAGAAGAAATAAATTCTAAATATGGTCAATATCTGACAAACCTGTTAGATGAGAATTCATCTCTAAAAGACATCAAGAAAGCCTATAATGAAATTAATACGGCAATGGAACAAAACATTGCAAAAAAAATACTGAACGAAAGATCCGAAAAAATATCCAGAGATAATATGGATAAAAAAATAGACCAGATGAAGGATGTAAAGGACATCTTGTTGGCAGATCTTCCCGCTTCTCAGGTTAACAAGATTAGCCAAGGTATAGATATAACCACAAAAAAACTCATTGAGCAAGGAGAGACAGCCGAATCTATTGCTAAATCTTTATACAATACTATACGTAGAGTATATTACGATAACGGACACCTTTCCACAAATTTAATAGGCGATATAGAAGATTATGCCAAAACAATAAAGAAAGAATATAAAGACATAAAAAAGATACAAGATGAATTTTCTCCCTATCTACCTTCAGAAAAAAGTAACCAACAGTCACAAAGTAATCAATTAGCGGAAGTGGTGGTTACAGCTAATAAACCCACCTCAAAAAATACTACTACTGATGATGAAAAAAAAAGCCAAGAGAAACTCAAAGAGCAACTTGAAATAGAAAAAAAATTATATACCCAAAAACAAGCCTTCTTAAAAGAGATGTACCTGGAAGGTGGCGATGAAACTCTGCAAACAGAAGAACAACTTCAAAAGGAAATGGAATGCATCCAAATGGAATACCTGGAACGTTCTCTGAAAGCAGCTGGCAGCAAATCTAAAGAAGGCATTGATTTTCAAAATCAAATTAATGATCTGAAGCTTAAAATGCAGAAAGAGCACATTCAAGAACAACTCAACGAAGAAAAAGCTCAATATGAACAACAGCAACAGGATTTAAAAATGTTGTATGCTTCCGGAAAAGATGATAACCTGAATTCCGAGGCTGCATACAATGATGCGATGGAACAACTCACTATCATGCATCTCGAACGAATGCTCTCCCTTACCGGTCTGAATACCGAACAACGAAAGCAAGTAGAGAAACAACTACTTGATTTCAAGGTAAAATGCATGAAGGAAGAACAAGACGCCCACGCCAAAGCCAAAGATGCTGAACAAAAAAAGACTGAAGCCCAGACCCGAAAAGAGCAGCAACAATACCAAGACCGACTTCAAACATACAAGCAATATGGTTCCGAGCTAGGTTCTGCAATGGGCAATCTTATTTCCGGACAGGAAAACGCGATGCAAGGCTTTGCTGATACTATGATTGATATCGTGTTCGATATATTAGGAAAAATAGTTGAAGCAGAAATTGTAAAAGCAACAGCTACAGCAACCGGTGCTGTTGCCAGATCCACAGCGGAAGCCATGGCCATGCCTGACTCGGTAGCCACATTCGGTGCTTCCGGCGCAGCTCGTGCTGCTATCCTCTCCGGATTGATTATGGCAGCACTCGCAACCGCCAAAACAGCCTTAAAAGGATTAGTTGGCGGAAAACATTCATCAGATTCTTCCAGCGATTCAGGCTCCACCCCTACTGATGCCCCCAAGCGTGCAACTGTCAGTGTCTCCCAATGGGCATCCGGCCGGTATGATGTTATCGGGGAAGATGACGGTAAAAGTTACCGGGATATTCCTTATATTGGAAACGCTCCTACCGGAATTGTACGGCGTACCTCTTTAATATCCGAAAATGGTGCAGAGTTAATCATTAATGCTGAAGACCTGGTACGTCTGCAAAAACACGTAAACTATCCACTAGTTTTATCAGCAATTGAAGATGCCCGTACCGGACACATTTCCCAAAGAGCTTCAGGTAACTACTCTATAATAGATAAGAACATTCCCGATAGCCAAGAAAAGACAAACACAGGCTATTCTTCTTCTGAATCTGAAAAACTGATCAAAGAAATTGGAATGTTAATCAACACACTCAAAAATCTTAAAGTATACGTCTCACTACGTGACATACGAAAGGCCCAAGAGCTAGACGAAAAGTCAAAGAAACCGTTCACACGTTCAACTAAATAGCAACTAATATGGCATTAAGAATTTCAAACGCATCCGGTACCTTCGATCTATCGAAAGACTTCAGCACGGAAATAGAAGACAGTTCGCCCATTTATAATGAGCGTGGTTCACAAAGTATTGCAGCAACAATACCGGGCACAAAAAACAACTTTCGTTTGAACGGACACATTCAACGAACGGATATCGACTCTGCACCTGTTGCAGATGAACGTGTCACGGTCGCAGACGGGGTGTATCATCGTATCGGGAAAATGAATATCGTCAATACATCAGAAGAAGGCATTACATTTAATGTAGGATTTGGCGAATCCGAATTGTATAGTATCTGGAATGCTGTGTCTTTGCAGTCCATCAAATTACCCGTTTATCAGCCCGAAGGAGGAGTACCTGAACTTATATCCTACATTTTTGAAAACAGACTTAATGATGATTCTCCATTTTGCCTGTTTCCTGTCGCTTTAACCTGCAACCGAAAAACAGAAAATAATACAGATACCGATTATATTGAAATAATTAATAATATTCAGAACGGCTATCTGTGGAAAGCTCGGACCGAAACCCTTATCATCAATGGTGAACCGGTAGAAGTATCTCTGCCTGAAGGATACGGTATCGTACCATTTATGAAAGTTAGGAATATCCTTGAAGCCATATTTTCGACATACGGATATACGGTTGTTGAAAACCCATTCGCCAGTCATCATCAACTGCAACAGTTAGTCGTACTCAACAACGCGGCAGATTGTTGTGTAAAAGGTGTATTAAAATGTGCCGACCTCATGCCGGATTGCACTATTAATGAATTTATGCAAGCACTGTGGTGTCGCTTTGGGTTGCTTTATTTTGTAGACGGTAACACCCGGACAGTTCGATTGAAATTTATACGGGATATACTCAAGTCAAATCCTTCTTCAGATTGGACCTTATTGAAGGCTTCCACACCAACAACCGATTTCGAAGCGCCCCAACAATTAAAGTTATCGGCTTCCACCAATGTTCGCGGACAGATCCCAGAGTGGACGGCTGCACCGGCATCCGAGTCCCTGGACAAATTCCTAAAACCATATCACTATATTGTATCCACCCAGGCACAAGGATACTTAAGATACGATAAGGCATACGGATTTTACTATAAGACAGATAATGTATCCGGACGTTCAGAATTGGTATCCACGGACTTCTTTCCATGGGACCGTGGCGCAGACATGGCATATAAAGAAATTAGTTCTATTGATGAATTTCTACCTGTCTATCTAGAACGTTTCAAAGGAAACTTATATTCCTACTTATATGTACCCCTATATCTTTTCGGAAAAGTACACCGATACACTACGATTTCAAGCTCGGATATCGAATTGTCTGAAAACGTAGATTATCAAACCCCGCTTGCATTTTGTTTCTCCTTCTTTAATAAAGAGTATTCACTCCCGTATGGCTCACAAATTTGCCTGGACGCCTCCGGAAAGCCTGTTCTGAATAAACCTAACGGACAATCTTGTGACATATCACTTCTTTTTGTAGGGAAAAATGGCTTGTTCAACCATTTTTGGAAAGAATACGATGCAATACTTCGCCATGCCAATCATATAATCACAGCCGATATGCATTTATCAGCCCAACAATGCATGAATCCGGATTTCTCGTCTCCTATTCTATTAGATGGCCAACGAATGCTGCCTGATACTATCCGTTATTCATTACCTAAGACTTCATCCTTCCCGGCAAACGTTAAACTCCGAACGACCAAACTACTCAAGCCATTTAACCTGGAGGAAGAACAAACAGTCCCCGTCACTGAACAGAAGTACCAGTGGGCAACATTTGATAACAAGAATTCAGTTGTCGAAGCAGCCGTAAAAGCCCAGAAGGATGCCTGGAGAGAGGAAGCGAATAGAGAGGGCAATAGTTTGTATGATCTGCAATATCAAAATGTTTCCACTGATGCAGCAGATCTCATTGTCAAGGTACCTCTTTCAGTACCTACCGAAGAAGATTATGATAACAAAAGAGAATATTTCATCAGAAAAGTCAATTACAGCTTCGACCTATATTACCGAATTAAAGTTTTTGTAGGTTCATCTCCTAGCGGTCAGATTATCTATGATATAAGCGAGCCAAAGGGAGGAGTGCATTACGACCTGCAATATGATCTATCTGTACGTGCCGAGTTACTATAAAATGTCCTTTACATTTCACCGTATAACATACAATTTTGCAATATGAATACATCAGAGACCATTACAGCGACTATACAATCGAATGACGTGGAAAAGTTAATCAGCGCTTATCAGCAATATACAGGTAACGCATCTGCTACCTCTGACAACCTTTTTTCTTTTCTCTCTCATCCCACAGCAGAGAGAGAAGAATTTCTGCGAGAGTACTGTTCGTGCATATACATCGTGCAAGAAGAAATCGTTTCACCTAATTATCAAGTAATATGAGTCTGACCGCAAACATATCTCCCGCAAATATGGCATTAACCGGCAATCCTATCAAGTTGTCTATTAATAGTAGTTCTCTGGCCACATATATCATTTCAATCGGAAATCAGGAAATCTTTACCGGCAGTGGGGAAGGAAATTTCTTTATCTTCATCCAGGAGATACTTGCCAATGTGGTACAACCGGCACAGTTATATAATGAGTCAGAGGATATTCTGCTTCAGGCAGAAAACTGCTCCAAGAATATTACTATTAATATATCGAACAACGATGGCAATACGCAAACACTCTCTTTGAAGGTTTTTATAGGAGGGGTCAGCAAACGAATATTACGGCATCTCAATGATGAAAACAAAAATGTATTCATCTGGAAGCTGATGAATCCTGAGGGCAATTTTTTCCAAACAACCAGGACCTCAGGAAAGCTTATCACAATTCGCGAAACGGAGTTGCTCCCTATTCCCTTCATTTACCCCGAAGGAGGAATAATCAAAGTCGTTGCCAACAACATAGAAACAACTTTAATTGGAGTAACCGGTCAACCGGTTGCCCTAAACCTATACCGCCTTCGAAAAAAACTATTCGACACTCATCACATATTTGCATCTGTATTTGAAATCTATGTCGGAGAGATTAAATCTTGTACGATTGTCATTACTCCAGGAACAATCAGCCAAGAAAGATATCTCCTGCAATTCCTCAATTCGTATGGTTCTTACGAATTGATTGAAATTACCGGTACTGGTAGTATTCAGCGTGAAGCAGAGCAAGAAAACACATTCAGTACGTATGATGAAGTTATAGACGATTATGTTGAATCATGGGAAAGATTGTCCGGACGTGAATCCATGACCGTCGAATCCGGATACCGCACAAACGATGAACTTATACATTTGATTGACATGCTGTCATCTGATGATATCAAGATCTTAGGGCTAAACGGACGTAACATCAGAGTAAATGTCACTGCCGAGAACCTTACGAGAGCATCACGCGCAACGTCTCCGGAAAGTATAAAACTATCTCTTCGTTTTGCTGATTCAGAACAACGTTATACCAGTTCAATTACCGAGGATGACTTTGGATCGGCACGAATACACACCGAACAGTTCACCCAACAATTCAACTGATATGTCAACACAACAGGAGGTCTTGGACCAAATAATAGACTACATTGATAAAGCTATTCTTAAGAATAGTGTTTCTAATCGTCATGTCGCATCAGCATTATCCTTTTTGAATGAAAGAGTAAAAGGGATCGATGATGGAAAATATATCAGGAAGGACCAACCTGATAGTACCGATTTTCTATTATCAGCTAACGGAGGTTTGGTTGTCCGCTCTGGTAAAACACTATCAGAATTACAATCTCAAATATCCGATTCGTTATCAGAGTTGGATAAAGACTCTATCACAGAACTTGGAGATGAGGGTTCATTATCTACTGCATTACTCGAATTACCTGTAAACGAGGGAATAACCGGCACTTTAGGCGGATTGGACAATGTATCAGATAGAGCAGATGATATTGACGCCCAAGACGTAGTACTTGTTAAGCAGAAAGGCGGAATTCTATGGGAAACGATCGGAATGGACAAAATGAAGGGTAAAGACGGCGTGATTGTTTATCCAACAATGGGCATCAATGTACGCACAGGACACTTGATTTTAAGTGTACCAACGAATAATTATGAGAATCAATTCAAAGTAACTAATGGACACCTAATATTGCAGCAAAATGGCTAATGATATAGATTTAGGCAAGATATCCATCACTCCCAGAGGAGACTGGAACAATAAGACAGAAGTTGAATATAATGATATTTGGCGTTATAAAAATGCCAAATATTTGGCTTTACAAGATTCAACCGGTGTAGTCCCGGCAGATGACGGGGTATATTGGTACGAACTTTCGTCTCAAGGAAAAAGCGCGTATCAGCAGGCAGTCGACAATGGCTTTCCCGGCAGCGAAGAAGAATGGCTTCAATCGTTGAAACAACCGGCGTTGGATGGCGCAGCACGGGCAGATGCTGCGGTAGCTAATATGGATAAGCGGTTCCCGGATGAAATATCGAAGATTCAGAGCTCTTTATATAACCAGTTAAGTTCGGATTTAAACGACAAGGTCGTCAAACCTCTTGTTATTTCCGGTACCGAACAATTGGCCGGTCAATATAAGATGAATGGAGAAGTAATAGATATCTATGAAAGATCAGTATCTTTATCCAACTTGCCAAAGGCTGCCGGAGAAACGAAAGATTATGTGATTGCGGATGAGCCTCTAGGGTTTGGGACGTATGTTAACGTAGAATCATTCGTTGCTTCAACCGGAAAAGGATTGAATAAGGAGTTTTTCAATTTCAATTATGACATTACACGGTTTTACATTAATTCTCAATTGCAGACGTGTGTTGTGCTGAAATGCAGGAATACGGTATCTGAAGAGGTAAACGGTCTGATGCACATTCAATATTGCAAATTCCGGGGTGATGTGGTTGAGTTTGATATTACGCTTCCAAGCTCGGTAAATAAGGAGGCTATTTCGTTGGAGATTCCACCTTTGAAGTATAATAAGAAGATGGTATTTAGCTATATCACGGACGATAGCTATGCTATATACCAGTATATATTTTCGCTGATTAATAAAAGATATATAGCTAAAAGATTTAAATTGCCTGATGATAGG